ATATTCAAAGATCCTATGGGTCTATCCGTCAAGCAAGTATGATTGATATAGACAAGACTTGGATTTATAAGCCCTCACTTTTATGGGAAGTCTCTGGAACAGATTCAACTAAAACAATTAACGAAGTTGCATCTAAACAAGGAAAGTATGTTTTAGGAGCAATGCCCTTAAACTCTGATCTTACTGCATCTCCACCAAGTGTAGTTAATCGTAAAATAGTTAATAATGTTTTTGATCTTGGAGAAAATGTTTATTGGCTTACAAGATACCAAGGATATTTTTATTCTAATGGAGAAGTTATTAGATATGATGCTGCACAATTTAATGTTACCCTTGCAATTTGGTATCCAATATTATCAGATGGCATAAACTTAGATGAGTCTAAGCCAGAAATTGTTTTGCCTGGAAGATTAGCACCAACAAGTATTATTGATGCTTTAGATAAGAAAATTGCAAATGGAGAAATCACAGAAGCCCAAAAGGGTGAAGAGATCCAAGCATGGAGAGTTTCTCATAGGCAAGGAAGTAGTAACGTATGGATTACAAACAATCAAGAATATCAAAACTTTTTTAAATCATTACCATTTAACGGAAAAATATACCCAACTGGCTTAGTAAGAATTTATACAGTTCCATTTTATGAACAAGTTGAAGGCGTTACTCGTTTACAGAACGGTGCAGTTTATGAGCATGGACGTGCTCAATTTGGAACAACAATAGCAAGTCACACTGCTGGAATAGATACTTATTGGTCAGACAATGCTTATGTTAGAGGTTGTGACATGGAAACTCAATATTTATTTACAACGACCTTGCTTGAAGATATTTCTTTGCCAGCAACAACAACTGGAGCAGCAGGAGTAAATAACTCTAAAGCCCAGCAGACATCAAGAGGCGGAACAATTAAAAACTTTATGTCTTCAAGTTATACAACGGAGACTCCAGTGAACTCAACTATATCTCCAAAAACTGGAACAATTCAATCATCAGCCTTAGTAATGAATGGGCCAACATTTGAAACAACAGAAACGCCAATTGATTTAGTATCTTATGTATATAAAGAATTAGATAACTCCTATAAACATTTTGGAACAAGAATGCGTATTATTGGCAAGATTGAAAACAATGAGCGTCGTAGTCAAACTCCAAATGGAAGCACAACATATTATCAGGTTGCTGGAGTTCAACCAGATCAGCCAGTAAGCATAGGTGGTGGCTCAGGAGGATTGGCAGTATTACTTAATCCAACAACCAACAACGGATATTATTTTGAAATTGCTGCATTGACAAGCGACAACATAGAGTCATATTTACAATTAGATAAAGATAATCAATCAGATATTTCTATTAACAATGTTGTTTTTTACAAAATTAAAAAAGATGCGTCTAATAATAACGCAATTCCTGTAAAACTTTATGGCGGTTTAGCAAAAATTACAGTTGATGATGGTAGATTTACTGGTCAGTACAGGATGGCTGGTGAGGAAAATCCGACGGTATATGATTTAGCAGTAGAATATCAAGACATAGGAAAAACAAGAAGATTCTATCTATACATTAATAATCAATTAATTAAAGTTGTAGACGATACAGATCCACTTCCAATCTACAATAACATGGCTCCGTTTGTTCGTGGTTCATCTAGAGTTATGTTTGAAAATATTTATGCTTTGTCACAAAACTATTCTCAAAACACTGTCTTTACAGTTGGAGAAACTCTATCCTCTGCTTTTGGGGATAACGAGATAAGTGCTAGTGAGTCTTTAAGAAAATATGCAATGAGCGGTATTGTTCAGGCAACCTATCTATCTGGAATTAGTGCTCAGCAACCACCTAAATATAATTTATACTTTGACGAGTTTGGCTCAATAATGAGAGAGTGTGCTTACTTTGATGTTAAGTATGATCGTGCATACCCTGCACTTTATGCCAAGTTATCACCAACATTTAACAACATTAAAGGCTACGTCTCATCTGGGTTTTATGCAGACTCATACGGCGCTGAGTTTTTAATATTTAATGCTACAGACACAGCCCTAAATCTTGACGAAACAAGCGGTAACTATTTAAGAATTCAAGGAGTTACATTTACACAAGATACTACCCATGAGTTAACAGTTGATGAGTATTTTAAAAAGCGTAGTAATTTTTCTAACCCATTACTAACTGGATCTTCTCAGATTGTCTCTCCGCAAGTTGAAAAACAAAGGTTTGATGAAATTAAAAGAAGTAGAATGATTTATGGAAATAATGAATTTACTTTAGATACTCCATACATACAAACGCAAGATGATGCAGAGAATCTAATGGGCTGGATGATAGATAAACTCATGGTTCCTAAAAAATCAGTTGGCTTAAAGATATTTGCAACTCCAACGATTCAACTTGGAGACATTGTAACAATTAACTATAAAGATTCTAATAATTTAGACCTAGTGACTTCAGTTGATTCTAGATTTATAGTATATAATATTGAGTATTCAAGAAAAATAAATGGTCCAGACATGACACTTTATTTGGCGGAGGTATAAAATGGGTGCAGATAGTAACTATGACCGCAAAAAATCTTCTAGCATTAGTGATATTCCTGGAGATCCTGTAAAAATAGCAGAAGCCATAGCAATTGTTGGTGAAAAACAAGTAAGGGATAGAGGTGGAGTAAACGCTCAAGGTTATTTTGGCGATGTCCCAGAGTATAGGCAATTAACTGCTCAAGAATATAAAGATGTAACAATAAATAATCCTGGTGGATCTAATCATGGTCACATAAATAGTATGGCAATGCTTGCAAAATTAAATCAAAAAGAAGCAGAATATAACGCATCACTAGGCATAGTTCCTAGAAATGATGGAGTTCTTTCTAGTGGTCCATTACCTAGCGCAAGTATTACAGCAACACCTCCAGCACCAGAACCAGAAATGTTTTCTGCAAGAATGTTTGCTGCCCCACCACCAGTTAAAACAGCAACCCTAGACATTATATTATTTGATGAAGAATCAGTTCCTACAGACGGAATGTTTGATCAGATATTTGAAAATATTGGCGGTCAAGAATTAATTAGTATAACAAGATCTGACATTGTTAATGGACAAAAAATATCATACCAGCCAATTAAAAACCTTTCAGCCATCCAACAAAGGTATAATCCAAATAATATCCTTAGCCTACAACAAACCGCAGATAAGTTTTTTGCTGGATTTTCAATTAAATTAGAAGACAAAATTCCAGAAATTGGTAACGGAACTAATGGAGAAAACGTATACCTTAACGCAGCAGGAGACTTAATTATTGAATTTATTAACGTAAATCCTGACGAACAAATAGAAACACAAATCAGCGTAAGTGGTACAATATATGAAGCAGATCTTGGAGACTACGCCTCATGATAACTAATACTGGTAAATCTATTATTGCAAAGTATTTACTTGGACAGGCCCCTGCCTATGCCTCGTATATTGCTATTGGTTGTGGTGCTACTCCACTAGATACCGCCGATGAAATCGGAGATTATTCAACAAAAACAAATTTAGATTTTGAGATGTTTCGTGTTCCAATATCTTCTAGAGGTTTTGTAAACGAAGACGGTGTAGATAAAATTGTTCTAACAGCAGAATTACCAACAGAAGAAAGATATGAAATATCTGAAATTGGAATATATTCTGCAGGATCTAATCCATCTGCAGGAGCATATGACAGCAAAACAGTATTTGCATTTACACAAACAGAAAACTGGCAATATGTAACAGAAGCATCAGCAGTAGCAATTGATACAGAATCTGCTGCACTGGATGCTCCAAACTATGACAACGTTATTGCTGTAACAGATCCAGTATTTCAAACAAACGCAGACAATCCAATATTTTTTAAATCACCAAGAGTTGCAAGATACGAAAGACCAAGATTTTTAAATAATATAATTATGATAAAGGGCAATGAGTCTGATCTTGACATTGAATCTGATAGTGGTCCAACACAAGATACTTTTGCAATCGGAGCGGGATCAAACTATATTAGATTAAGCGGAGCAACAGTTGATTTTACAAAGAACTCTCCGACAGATGAATTAAGACTAGCATTCTCAATAGTAAATAGAGATGGAACATACGGGGCTGGCACTCAACCAGAAAGAGCCAGAGTTTTAGTTTCATTTGAAAATACAAGCGGAACACAGTTTGCAAGACTTGAAGCAGAAGTTGCTGATGATAGTAGTGGCGGACAATACGATTTTGCTACAGAAAGATATTTTATTGTAAAAAAACAACTTCAAGAACTATATAGAACATCTGGATTTGATTGGAATGCTGTCTCTGTCGTTAAGGTGTATGCCTGCGTTATTGATGGCGTTAACCCATCTGGAAATTATTATGTAGCGTTAGATGCTTTGAAATTAGAAAATGTTGCTACAGTAAATCCACTTTATGGATTAACAGGATATTCAGTCATTCAAACTTCAGGTGCAGCAACAATAGTTAAGAGTCCTAATACTAGCAATTATGTTGAATTTAGATTTTCAGTAGATCTTTCTAGTGGAAATAATTCATAATGGCTGACGCAGGAATTAAAAAAGTTATAATTAAAAAAGCATCGCTACCAGCACTAGATCATGACAAAGTTGGATATATTTTTAGATACAGGATTGTTTCTGAAGATAAAAACAGAACATCTCAATGGTCTCCGATAAATCTTGTATTAGACAACTCAATTACTAGCGTTGCTGGAGCAGTGCAAGTTTCAGCATCAATTATTAGTGCAGTATGGGGAGATGAATTAAATAGACCAAAGTATGACGTTTTTGTTGGATTTGATGGGGTTACAGCAACCTATCACGGTACAACACCAATTCATTCATATCAATTTATTAAAACTGGAACTACGAATGTACGTGTAATTATTCAAGTTGAATCATCTGAAAAAACACTAAATGCCAATTTGCAAATATACAATTCTGGCTTAGTTTCTTTGGTATAATAAAATAGGAGGAATAAATGGCAAAAGTACCACTACCAGAAAGAGGGCAACCTCTTGATGTTACATATTTATATCAGTTAATTGAGGCCGTAAATGACCTTTCTACCAATGTTGCCTCTAAGCAGACAAGTAAGACAATTATTGATACAGCAAGTGCAGGCAAGGCAGAGGTGCAAACCTCTAACACAAGAATAGTAGGCGGATTAGTTGAAGTTGCAAATAACTCAACAGTTTCGGCAGGTAACGAAAGAACTTTTACTTATGACTTTAAAGACTTTAAATATCCACCAATAGTATCAGCAACACCAGTTAACACTGGACAAACACCAGCAGGACAAAACGTAAATATTGTTCTAAAAAGTGTTACAGAAACAAGAGTAGAGGGTGTTGTAAGGTTTGGGGCTTCTGGCGACCTATCTTTATCAGTGCATCTAGTTATTGTTGGAATTCCAAACTAAGGGAATAATTAATGATTTCTTGCAAAAAATGCAAGGGTAGAATCTTTGTTGATAGACAGTACAGCAGTGCTCAACATATGGAAACATATTGTATGGGATGCGGACTAAGAACATTTTTTCATCCTCCAACAGAAAGTGAAGAAGGTAG